GCCCATTAGCGCCCTCTTCAAAAGACACCAAGTATTGCGGCACGGGGATGAAGTTGATTGGGCTTACGGCGTCACCAGGCTGAACCAACATGACGGCTGTACCCACAGACAAGTCCAATAAGAACTCGCCCATGGCAATATCAAAGTTAGATTGCTTCAGTACGGCAAACATCTTGTCGCTGTACATATCCAAGGCACGTTGTGCCTCTGCGCGGCGATCTGCTGGGATGTCTGAGCCTGGCTCTAGGCGACACCACTTGCGCTGAGGCGGGAAAATGCCTGACTGAAGACGGTTGGCAAAGCGCTGCGTTGAGTTGATAGCGGTACTATCAAAGACGCGAACCATCTTTTTACGCCCACCGTTGTTGTTCTCGTAGTCCCCAGAGTACAAGTTGCGCTGTGGCAGGGCGTATTCCATGGCATCTTCATAGAGGCTACGGAAGTCTTCTTTGCGGTTTTGAGCAATCTTGTGCCGCTGAAGCAACTGCTCGATTGTTAGTTTGTTTGCCATCATTTATCCTTCTTTGTAGCTTCGTAGTCCTTGAGCAGATTGCGCCCTTTGGCGGCTAATCGTGCGGCAGACGCTCTATTGCGCGGGGCTGGCTCACCCCAAGCTCTAGCGGCTAGGGCTAATCGGGTAGGCTCACCATTGTCTTTGACCAGCGGGCCACTTGGGTTTGTGTAGAACCGAGTTAGAAACGATCCCTTGCGGCGCTTCTTTTCAGGCGTATCAGCCGCGCCTTTAACACCAGGTTTCAGGTTAGCGCCTTCTTTCTTCTTGAAATGTGCGCGACCAGCGGCGGTTAGCCCGCCTTTTGGGTCTTTGATTGGCTGCTTACTCATACCAAGTCACCGTTATCTCTGCCGCTTGAGCCGCGCCACTTACGTTGGTCATACGCAGCAAGTAGTTGGTCAATGGCTTAAGAATCATGCTGGCGGTTGATATGTCGCCGCCCGTAGCCTTTTTCTTCTGCCCGCCAATCAGCACAAAAGACCCCAATGGAGTCCCAAGCGACGTTACCGTTGGGTTCAAAACCGCTGCGGCATTGCCTGCAATTGTGCTTGTGCGGTTCAGGTTGATCGTTGTAAGCGCCGTGCCACCCGTTGTGGTCGAACCCTCGTACAAGTAACCCATTGCATTGCCATTACACAAACCTTCAATCGACACCCTTGGCTCCACACCTGGGCCAAAGGCAATCACAATGTCAAAGTTTGCACCATCGACAAGCGGAGCAGAGAAAGGATAGGGGTGCCCAATGGTAAACAGCAAGCCCTCAACCAAGTGAGCGCCAAATGTTGTCGCCATTGGCAACGCATAGTCAGCGCTGACCAGCACCTGCTCATCACCACCATTGACATACGATACCGATGAGTGCTGAGTGCTAGTCCCCAGTGATTCACGCTGAACTGTCAGCTTGGTCATTTCTTCATCCGCTTGGCTTCAGACATGGCAATAGCCACAGCCTGCTTCTGATCCTTGACCTTTTGACCGCTAGATGACTCTAGCTTGCCAGACTTGTACTCGCGCATCACCTTAGCAACCTTACGTTGCATTTTGGCTTTGGCGTCCATTACGAACCACCGCCTAGCTTGGTTGGCTGGATGCCCAACTCGTCAGGACGCTCGGCTGAGAGCAAAGACCGCATACCACCACCGCGACGAGCCTTCATGCCAGCTTGCGCTTGCACAGCAAGGTTAGATTCCTTCTTGGCTAAGTCAGCTTCTTGCTTTGCGACTTGCTGTTTTTGCTGCTCAAGTTGAGCCGATGCACCACCGTCGCCACCACCACCAAATAGACCGCCCATGTTCATATCCTCCGCATAAGGTAAAAATCTGATCCGTCCGAGCCGTAGTGCTTCATGGTGGATTCAATCTCGAACCCAATTGTTTGACCCCACTTAGCGGCCCGTTCGTCAGCGCATCTTACGATTATCTGCAACCGATGCAAATTCTTAGCTATCACAATGAAATCACGATATCCAATAGCCGCTCTTGTTAGGGTTTTCCCGTACTTACGCCCACGTTCTTCTATCAAAAGCCACATTTCAGCCACGCCATTCCACAGATCGACCGCGCCAAAGCAGGCCACGGGGCGTCCATGTAATAGCGCAGTGATAGCATGACCCATGCGGGCTTGGGCTTCTAGCATTTGGACGACAGGCACACCCTTGGACATACCATCAAACTGGAAGTCAGGCAGTTTCATCACCGACACATGGGCGGTGTGGAACGGAACAAATGTAACTGCGGGGTGTTCTGGCAGGAAATCAGCCAAACGGGTCAAAGTCTGCATTTACGACAGTCTGAGCAATGAAAGTACGGCCTAGTGCTTCTTTGTTGCCACGGGTAAGTGAGCGATATTCGCCGCCACCCGTCATCAAGTAGCCAAAAGCGTCGCCAACGTGGGAGTGTTCGTTCTTGTTTGGCGTATCCCTGAAGCGTTCTTGCCCTGCGCCAATGGCTACGCGCTTGAAATGGTAGCCACCAGAGAGGGATTTGCGTAGTAGCTTGCAGGATTTGTCCACCAACAACCCAGGTTTACCCTGAACCATGCGGTTCATCGGCCCCGCAGCAGCCTCCCTTCGAGCTTTAAAATCGTTCGTTGCAGTTGGCTCGGCTTTAAGCCCCAAGCTACGGAGGTACTCGAAAGCAGTCGTCTCATATATTGCATCACGTTGCATACCTGCGGGGTCGCCCCAGATTCGGATGTCATATTTCGGGTATCTTGTCTGTAATTCGGCTGTAAGCGTCTGTCCAAATCGCTCTAAGCCCATGTCAAAGGTTACAACCTCATGCAAAACACGCCATTGACCAGACGGATGACGTTGCCCAAAGACTGCCGCTGGTGTTAAACCAAAGTCCAGCCCCACTTGGATGGGCAGGCTCGGGTCTGGTATCAGCTCAGTAGACATAATGTTGTCGTCATACTCAGGCCAAACGGGTTTACCGTCTTGCACAAAGGTGTATTTTCCCTCGACGTAGCACCGAATCCAATCTAGGGTTTTCCCTGCTAGCTGTTGCAGGTAGTAACCAGGGGGTAGGTTCTTGACGTTCTCAGCCTTGGGGTTGAGCTTCCACCACTTGCCAGCAGAAAAGATGTGGTCATTAGCCTCTGGCATCTCAGGCAAGCTATCAGCATTGGCCTCGATCACGCCACCTGGTTGTTTGTAGAACTTCCAAGCGTACTTACCCTTGATTGGCTCAACCTCTGCCAGCTTATGCCACCAGTGGTCGTCATCCATGGGGTTGGTATCCATCCAGATACCGTGCCAAGTAGCCCCACCATCTCGCTTGGTCGGGTAGCGTCCAACACGGTGAGTCAAGCCATCAATAACCGCTTTGGGTAGCTCTTTGGCTTCGTTGACCCATGCCCCTGTCAGCTCCAAAGACAGCAACTTGCGAACGTCTTTTGGTTGGTCAAGAGCCAAGAAGATCACTTCGCAGTCAATGCCAGCGGCATCGCCTCGGGGTGGCAACTTGATGTGGTGTGTAATCGGTGGTGTGTGTAGAATAGGGCCGTATATGTTCTCTGGGAACAGGTCTGCCCACGTCTTCAAGGTAGTGGTTTTCAGTTCAGGATAGCTATTTCGCACAATCACAAAGCGTGAGTAGCGGATGCCGTCCACTGGGCTAGGCACTTGCTGAACTGCTCGGATCATAATCTTGGCAGCGCACACATAGGACTTGCCAGACCCCACAGGCCCCATCAGACCCGTCACAAATGATTTGTCTTGCAGAAACTTAAAGGCAGTCGGGCTAGAGCGTAGGTCAATGTTTAGGCTTGATAGCTGAAACTCATCGCTCATACGGCGTTACCTCTTTTTTGAGTCGCTCAATGTAGACGCAGGCGTCCATCAACTCTTCTTGCAAGTGGGTCAACCAGCCGTATAAGTTAATGTCTTGGCGCTCAGTCGTCACACCGTACTTTTGATAGCCCATCTCAGCACGGTGCTTGAACTTCTCCTGCACCGCTTCGACGTTTGGATCAAGATTCATCAACAATATCCTGGACATCAGGGGCCTGAATGTTGACCCCAATCACGCTAGGCTTCTGCCCATCGTCAGGCGTGTCCAACAAGCCAGAGGCTTTAGCCAAGATTCGCAGTATCTGCACCTTGTCGTACAGCTCCAACTCAATCGTAGCCTCGCCATTCTTGTCCACACGGCTCTTGATAGACTTGATGCTTTGCAGGGCGTGTTCAGGGATGCGGCTAGACGCCTTGACCTTGACGTTACCCATGTCGTCCCACTCAAAGATGTCAGTAATCTTGGTGTTAGCCATGGTCAGCAACGAATAAGCCACCGCCTCACGGTTAGCCACCACGGTCTGACTTCTCTCAATGCGCTGAACAACGCTACGAACCCCGCCCCAGTTCTTCATAGATGGGACGGAGTTGCCAGACCCTTTCTTGGGTTTAGCAGTAGTCATACTCAGAATGGAATATCGTCGTCTGACTCAAACGCCGCAGCAGGCGCAGGTTGTTTGGCAGGGACATAAGGGGCAGCACTAGCAGGTGCGCCCTGGGCTTGCATCCTAGGCTTACCCTTGCGTAGCTTCAAATAAGGATTACCAGCCTTACTGGTGTTCTTCCAGGCATCAAGGTAGCACTCAACACCCTGTTCATCAACCCATGTACCCGTGTAATCAGGGTGCTTCTCATCAGTCTTACGGGTGTTCTTCATCAACATACCCGTGTTTGGCTTCACTTCCATTTCAACGTCCTTTTTAACAAAGTGAGGCGGCAATGCTATCACAATGTAAGCGTTGCAATCAAGAAAAATATGCGCTACATTACAGACATGGGGCCATCACTCAGCCCTCTGCAAGGCAGGCGACAGACCAAGCAGGATAAACGTATCGAATCCATCGGACTCTCTAGTAAGCAATGAACGGGATCAAACAGGTGGAGCTGGCAATTGAAGCCAGTTAGATTAGATAAACAAGGTGTCGCAGCTTCTAAAGCAAAAAAAGAAGCTACCCCCCAGTGAGTGCCATAGTTCGTCCCCATGTAACACAGCCATCAGTCGTCAAAAAGAAGTCGTCAACTAGCAAAGATGCTTGGCTAAAAGTTGAAAAAAATTTGAGTGGGATACCCCATACGCTAGGGTGTGGGGGTGGGGGGCAAGGGGTCGGTTTGTAGGGCTGACGCATTACAGATTGCATCACGCCTACCCCGCACCGCTGATCGAATAGCCACCCCTGCCACCTAGTTTGCGATATTCCACATTGTCCATTATGTTAAGTGTTGCAAGATAACGACGGAATCAGCGCAATAGATCGTCAATTGCCTGTTCTATCTGCTCATGCGTAGCACCTGGGCCAGCTGCTTCGATCGCCAGGTGCAGAATGTCTGCGTCGACGTTTGCGTATTGTGTGTGTACTTTCAATTGAGCTAGCCTATCAACCTGCTGATCTCGATTAGATTCTGCTATGGCCTGGGCCTTCCCTTTGCGTTTAGCCCTTGCTGCTAATTTAGCCTGCTTTTTATCCTGTTCTGCTTGCATCTGTTCTGCTTCCCTTTCCTGCTGTCTTAACTGATATGGCGCCAGCTCGCCTGCCACTGCTGCGGCCTGATCTGCTGTTATCTCTGGGTTAAATATCACCTGCCTGCTGTCTGCACAATAGCCCTTGAAGCCCTTATGTATCACGCGAACATAACCCAGCTCTGTTAACTGCTTGATCAGCTGTCCTGCCCTGGGCCTGCTGACAGACAGATCCTTTCCGATGCGCTCAAGACTTACCCAGGCAACCCCAGCCTTATTTGTGTAACTGCATAGAATCAATAAACCCCTAAGAGCCATGCCTGATAACCTGCGGTCGCTGGCAGCGCGTATCGGGCAGACAGTAATCGAGCGCTGATCTGGCACCTGCTCTTTTTGTCTAATCCTGGGCTTCTTTTCTGGTATCAATAATTGCATAGCCCTATTATCGCGCAGGCATAAAAAAACCCCAGGGTTTATGCTGGGGTTCTGCTGGGGGTTTGCTGGCTTAAATGGTTAGCCTGGCTGTTCGCTGGGTTTCCCTTATTCTGCGCACGGCTTTGCTAACTGCTTGCTGGCTTGCACCTACTGCCAGCGCTGCGGTTACCTGCCTGGCGCCTTCAATCAGTACCAGATAGGCGCCCTGCCTGGCTCTGCTGTCTCGCAGGCCTGCCAGATCTGCCAGCGCGTTAAATTGCGACCTGGTCATATTAAATCCTTTAATATTTCAAACAATTGAGCGGGCGGCAAACCTGTGATTTCCAGCAGATCGGCCCAGGTTAACGCGCCAGAACTAAAAGTTTCGCGAATTTGAAAAAAAGTCATTGTCTTACCCTTTCAAAATTGGTATAACCCTGCGGGCCTTCGCATCTGTTACCCTGGCCCGTGAGCCATGGGCGCGAAACCCTACGATAAAACCCCGATCTGCCCGCTGGCACAGCTGACAGGTCGAACAGCTGATATTTTCCCTAGTCTGAGCAGGACAAATAATGATTGTCTGCCCTGCTGGGGTTTGTGTTTTCTCTGGCGTATCCATTGGCACAATACAGGTTAAAGGCAGGCCAGAGTCTGCCAGGGTATCTGCTTCACCTGCATCATCTGCGCTTAGGTTTACAGTAAACCCCCAGGCTGTGGCCTGCTGCGCCCATTCGATCGCTGCCAGTGATTTTTTGTGCGTATAGGTAAACCCACGTTTTCCGATATTGGCCTGCACAATCTGGCCCAGTGCATAGGCGTCGATCGATTCGCCTTCGCCTGGCAGATCGCCTGCTACATTGTGGCGCCACAGCTGGCCCGCTGGCAGGGCTGCTATTGATTCGCACAATGCGACCAGGTCACCACCGCGCACGGGTACTTTATTCCAAGCCATGCTTGTATAGAAGTCCTCCGCATAACAGTCGCTGCGGTAATGCGGGCAGCTGGGCGGGCAGGTTTCGCGCTGTGAATAGGTGACAGGTATTGGGCCTGTTTTGCTGTTCGCTGATTTTTTGATGTAGTGGTATTTCATAATCAGGCCCCCATTACAAAAGCGAAATACCCTGCAAATGGCAGGCCGATTAGTAGCGCAATGATCGCAGCATGGGCCAGGTCGATCAGGTTTCGCTTGATCGCTTGGCGGTGGCGCAGGTTTTGAACAGGTGATTTTTTCATTTTTTCATTCTCCGTAATCGGTAGGTTTTGAAAATACTGGCCCAGGTGCAGGCCAGTGATTGAACTATACAACAAAATTTTATTGTTTTTACTAGGGACAAACCCTAATGCTTCAAAAAATACAACAGTAGGCCTTTTACTTTTGGCAGGTTTCGCGCATGGCGCGCCAGCGACCAGGTCAACCACAGCGACCAGGTCGCAGCAGATCAGCGATCAGAACAGCAGGCCAGCGATCAATTAATCAGGATCAGGTCAGCAGATCAGCACGGCCCAGGCAGGCAGCGACAGGCCAGCAGCGCGGACAGGGTCAGCAGGCCAGGGTCAGCGATCAGGTCAGCAGCTGTAATACTTCGGCACTCACAAGGGTTTACCCCAATGCCTCAGCCAGACCCCTGATAAGGGGCGCTTGGAAAATTTCTCCAGGAATTGCTGGAAATCACAGGCAAAAATTAGTCTGCATCCTGAGGAATTTGATCGACTTCTTGGCGAACCCGCCCCATGTATTGCCTGACGCGCTCACCCCCACCCTCTCCGTAGGCCTTGTCGCAGCGCTTAAGGCAGGCCGCAAGCCAAGCATTGCGCTGGGCTTTGTCTTTCAAGAAGTAGTTGTAGTACAGCTCACGCGCCTCAGCCATCTCTAGCACATAGCGCTCACGGGCATACACCTTGGCGGCATAGGCTTTGTTGTGCATGGGGCTGTCAGGGTTGACAACCACCAGCTGCCCCATCTTGTTTTTAAAAGCCACTCAAGACTCTCCAAGCGGTTGCGGCGCAGAGGGGGACTTGTCCGTTGCCAAGGGCTTTAAGTCTGTCCACCCGAGAGGCCACCCCATCAGCCACTCGACCCACATCGGGTTCAGC